GACCACGCCCATTGGCGCGAGCGCCAGAAGCGCGCGAAGCACGCGCGCGGCACCGTGCTGGTGGTCCTCGGAGCCAACGTGAGGCGTAGCACGGTCCCCGCGGGCCCGCTGGACGTGACCCTCACGCGCGTGGCTCCGTCATCGGGCCTCGACGATGACAACCTCCGCCCGGCGCTCAAGGCCGTGCGGGACGGCGTGGCGGACTTCCTCGGGCTCAAGAGCGACCGTGACCCGCGCGTGGCCTGGCACTACGCCCAAGAGCGCGGACCGTGGGCGGTGCGCATCACCCTCGCCGCGCGCGCCACCGAGGCCGCGGCGCCCGGGGAGACTGTCCTCGAGCTCTCGGACGAAGAGGTGGCCACGCTCGAGGAGGCCTTCCGCGCGAAGGTGCCGGTGCAGCTCTCCCGGCCGGACCGCTCGCTCCGCCTCGTGTGGGGTGACCGATGAGCGCCGCTCCTCCTCCGCGCCGCCCGTGCCTCTACCACCCCGAGCGCGCCGCGCAGCGTAGGGGCTTGTGTTGGACGTGCCACACCAAGTTCCGCCGCGCTGGCGTGCCCATGCCCGCGATGGACGCGCCGGGCCCCCGGCCCTGGACCCCGGCGGAGTTCCTCCTCGCGTGGGTGGCGTCGCTCGCTCCCTCGACGCGCGCCGCGCTCCACGACGCGACCGCACCCACCTCCTCCTCCACCTCCGAGGCCGCATGAGCTTCACGTACGCGGACGAAGACCCCGAAGAGAAGCGCGCGCGCCGCGTGGCCGCGGAGACCCTCGCGCGCGTGGAGCTGGTCCGCGCCGCGCTCGGTGCCGTGCTGGCCTCCCCCTCCCTCACGAAGGACCACCGCACGGGCGCGCCCCTGTCGCAGCTCGAAGACGCGACGCGCACCCTTCTCCTCCTCCACTGCCCCAACCTCTGCCCTCGCGCCGCGGAGGGAACGTGACAACCCGTGATCCACCTGTGACATCACACCCGGTCACACCCGGTCACACCCCCTCGAAGGGCGGCGAAGATGCGCGGGCGGAGGCCGCTCGCCTCAAAGCGGAGGGCCTCACCGTCTCTGAGATCGCGCGCCGCGTGGGTGTGGCGCGGGAGACTGTATCCCGGTGGGTGAACCACAAGGCCGTGGAGGCGGTGGCCACCGAGCGAGCCGCGCGCGCGCAAGGCTTCGAGGACGCGGTGGCGGAGGCTCGGAAGGTGCTCAAGGCCTCGACCCTCGACGCCGCGCGCGTGCTCGTGGGCCAGCTCGCGGACACGGACCCCGCGGTGGCCGCGGCGGCGGCGAAGACCATCCTCGACCGCTCGGGGCTTCCGCGCGTGGAGGTGGTGCACACCGAGGCGGAGCCCCTCGACCTCTCGGGCCTCACCCCCGAGGAGCTGGACACCTTCGAGGGCCTCCTTTCGAGGGTGAAGGGCGGCGCATCGTGAGCCTGAACGAACACCTGGACGTGCTCCGAATCTTCGGGGCCTCCGGTATCAACCCCGCATTCCGCCGCACACGATACGAAAGAACGGAGCACGTATGAGCCACTGGCAGACACCGCCCGCCCTCGACCCGCGCCCCGTGCCCACCGCCTCGAAGGGCCTGCGCGCCCCCGGCCACACGGGCACCCCCGAGGACTGCACCGCCCTGGCGTGCGTCGAAGCCCGTCGCGTCAAAGCGGGCGTGACCCGCCAGCGCCGCGCCCGAGGTGGGGCGGAGGGTGCCGCGCGCGCCCTCGCCCGAGAGCCCGTCCTCCTCCCGGTGGTGAGCGAGCCCGCGCCACCGGCCGCGCCGCCGGCGGAGGGCCCCTCGACGCTCACCCTTCGCGGACCTGTCCTCGAGCTCCGCCCCCTCACCGTCCGTGAGCTCATCCTCCTGGCGGCGGCGGACGTGGCCGGGGACGACACCGCCCGCGACATTCCCCTCGGGGCCCTCGTGGTGCGCGCCTGGGAGCGGTCGTTCGATCGGTTTGGGCTCCCCGGCCACGAGAACCACTATCCCCACAGTGCCCGCGTCATGGCGAAGCTCTCGGGGGAGGACGGCGTGTGCGGCTCCCTCGGGTGGCTCCGCGCCACCGAGCCCAACACCTGGAGGCTCACCACGAAGGGGAGGAAGCGCGCGCGCGACCTCCGCTCCCTCGCGGTGCTCCTCGAAGCGAGGGCCGCGGCGTGAGTGACCTTGCCGTGCGCGGCGTCCTCCTGGCGCTCCTCGTGGTCCTCGGTGTCCTCGTGTGGGCGGGTGACCCGTGACCGACCGACAACGCATCCTCGTGGTGACGGGCTCGCGCGCCTTCGAGGCGGACGACCGCTCACGGGCATGGGCGCGGCGCGCGATGCTCGGGGCCTTCCACCTCGTGGGGCCCTCCATCGTGGTGCACGGCGGCGCGCCGGGGTGGGACCTCTACGCGGAGCACCTCGCCACGTGGTTGGGCCTCCCGCGCGTCGCGTTCGAACTAGGACAACGTGGGCTGGACGCGGTGCCGTGGGTTCTCCCGCCCGGCGGCGCGCGGAGGAAGGTGAAGAACGCGGAGCGGTATCGCTACAACGGACCGCTCCCCCGCAACGAAGCCATGATGCGGTGGGCGGCGGACCAGCTCGCCACGGGTCACCACGTGGACGTGGTGGCCGCGCGCGCCCCGTGGTCTTCGACGGGTGGAACCCTCCACGCGGTCAAGCACGCGCGCGCCTTCGAGCTCCCCACGCAAGAGCTCGAGGTGCCCTCCGAGGCGTGGCCGGCGGGGAGCGACGAAGGCACATGAGGGCCTCCTCCTCCCCCTCGCAGACGGTGAGGCTCCTCGTGGGCGTGGTGACCGTGCTCGCGGCCCTGTGCGGCGGGCTCGTGGTGGCCCTCGTGGTGTGCGCTTCGAGGTGCCCATGAGCGCCGCGGTATCCCTCGACCGCGCGCGCGCCGCCCTCGACCGGGAGCGCGTGAAGCGTGGAGGCCTGCGAGAGTTCATCCGCCGGGCGTGGCCCCTCGTGGAGTCCGCGGCGCTCAAGTGGAACTGGCACCTTGATGCAATCGCGGAGCACCTCGAGGCCGTGACGCGCGGGGAGGTGCGCGACCTGGTCATCAACGTTCCCCCGGGCACATCGAAGACCCTTCTGGCCTCGGTGCTGTGGCCCGCATGGGAGTGGACGCTGGACCCCGCGCACAGGTTCATCACCGCGAGCTTCAATGACCGCGTCATCCTCCACAACGCCAGGCGCGCGCGCACCCTCGTGGACTCCCCGTGGTTCCGCGCGCGCTGGCCCGAGGTGACGTTTCCCACGGGGGCCAGCGCCTCGAAGGCCGTGGACTTCTACGCCACCACCTTGGGCGGGTGGCGCTACTCGGTGACGGTGCGCGGCGCCGTGCTCGGAATGCACGCGGACACCCACGTGGTGGACGACCCCATCGACCCGCAACGCTCCGCGCTCACCTCGGGCTTGGAGCTGGAGGCCGTGCTCCGCTGGCATCACGAAACGATGGTGACGCGCTTCCGCGATCAAACGCGCTCGCGCCGCGTGCTGGTGATGCAACGGCTCCACGAGCGGGACCTCTCCTCCGAGATGATCCGCGCGGGCGCAACGGTGCTGTGCCTCCCCATGCGCCACGAGCGTGCGCACCCACACCGCTACGCCCTCGACCCGCGCACCACCGAGGGGGAGCTTCTCGTCCCCGAGCGATACCCCGCGGAGACGGTGGCCCGCCTCGCGGAGTCGCTCGGACCCTATGGCGACGCGGCACAACTCCAACAGCGCCCCGCGCCCGCCGGCGGCGGCATCTTCCGCGTGGAGTGGCTCCGCCGGTACTGGACGACCCTCCCGGACAAGGGCGCCACCTGGACCCTCTCGGTGGACGCGACCTTCAAGGGCTCCGAGGGCGCGGACCTCGTGGCGATTCAGGTGTGGTGCCACGTCGGGCCGGACCACTACCTGGTGGACCGCGACACGCGGCGCATGAGCTTCACGGAGACCATCGCCGCCATCGAAGCGATGGCCGTGCGGTGGCCGCGCGCGGTCACGAAGCTGATTGAGGCGAAGGCCAACGGCCCCGCCATCCTCGACACCCTCAAAGGCAAGCTCTCGGGCCTCACGCCCGTGGAACCCGACGGCGGGAAGGAGGCGCGCGCACACGCCGCGGCCCCGCTCTTCGCCTCGGGGAACGTCCTCCTCCCTCACCCCGAGCGCGCGGAGTACCCCGACGGGCGGCGCGGCGCGGTGTGGGTGCGCGGTGGCGTGGTGGACCTGTCGCGCGACGCCGCGGAGGGGAGCTACGAACACGCCATGGTTGGCTTCCCCCGCGCGCGCCACGACGATGACGTTGATTCAACCACCCAGGCTCTCAACCACCGCGCAGGCTCGTACCTGTCGCGGCTCCGTGCGGCGATGGACGCCGCGAAGAAAGGCCTTGCACCGTGACGATTCTCAACAGCCTCACACGCGCCTCGAAGGCCCTCGCGCGATTCGCGCGCGGGGACTCGTGGATCAACAACACCACCGGGCAAGGGCAGGGCACCGGCCGCTCCGCGTGGGAGTACCAGCGCGCGAACCTCATCCCCTATCAGGTGCTCTCGGACCTCTATCACGGCGATGCCTACGCCGCGAAGGTGTGCGAGGCCCACCCCGAGCACGCGATCCGCCGCGGGTTCACGGTGACCACGGGGGACAAGGCCGTTGACAAGGTGCTCCTTGCGTCGTGCGAGGACATGGCGCTCGCGCGCCGCGCCTCCGAGGCCTGGACGTGGGGGCGCGCGTTCGGCGGCGGCGCGCTGGTCCTCGGGTGCGACGATGGGCGCAAGGCCCACGAACCCCTCGACCTCTCGACGCTGCGCGCGGTGCGCTTCGTGACCACCGTGGACTCCTCCGAGTTGGTCCCCGACACGTGGGAGACCGACCCGCTTTCCCCTCGCTTCGGGGAGCCGCGCGTCTACCGCCTCCAGCGTTCGGGCGGTGGCGGTGGGCTGGACACGAGCCAGGTGCACCACACCCGCGTGGTGCGCTTCGAGGGCCTCCCCACGACGCGCCCCGAGCGCGGGCGCCTCAACGGGTGGGGCGCCTCGGTGCTGGCCCGCACCTATGACCTCCTCCAGCAATGGAACGGGGGGCACGTCGCGGTCAATGACCTCCTCCTCGACGCCTCCCAGGCGGTGTGGAAGGTGAAAGGGCTCCTGGACATCGTGAGCGGCGACGCGGCGGAGCTCTTCGAGGAGCGCATGGCCCTCGCGGACCGGGTGCGCTCCACCTTCCGCGCGGTGCTCCTCGACACGGAGGAGAGCCTCGAGCGCACCGAGGTGGGCGCGCTCACCGGGCTCCCGGACCTCCTCGACCGCTACGCGCTCCGCGTGGCCGGCGCGAGCGGCATCCCCGTGTCCATCCTCCTCGGGCGCTCCCCCGCCGGGCTCAACGCCACGGGGGAGAGCGACACGCGCGGCTTCTACGATGACGTGTCGGCGAAGCGCGAGCGCGTCCTCCGCCCGGCCCTCGAGCACGTGGTCCGCCTCATCCTCCTGTCCTCCGAGGGGCCGACGCGCGGGAAGGAGCCCGCGGGGTGGCGCGTCGAGTTCCCTCCCCTGTGGGAGCCCACCGAGGGGGAGAAGGCGGACCTCCGCCTCAAGGTCGCGCAGACCGATGCGGTATACCTCACCAACGGCGTAACCACGCCCGAGGAGGTGGCCGCCTCGCGCTTCCCCGCGGGCGGCGAGTGGAGCATGGACACCACCGTGGACCTGGGAGCGCGCGCGCCGCTCGAGGAGCCCCCCGCGACCGATGGCGCCCCGAAGACCGACGCGACAGACGTAGACCTCACGCCCACCGAGGAGATGGCCGACGCCGCCCGTCGCGCCCTCGAGGTGCGCGCGGAGAAGCCCGAGAGCCAACGCGGCATGGAGGCCGTGGGCATCGCCCGCGCGCGAGACCTCGCCAACCGGCGCACGCTCTCCCCGGAGACCGTTCGCGAAATGGTCGGATGGTTCGCCCGCCACGAGACCGACAAGGACGGGGAGACGTGGGGCGACAAGGGCCCCGGGTGGCAGGCCTGGAACGGGTGGGGTGGAGACCCCGGCCGCGCGTGGGCGGAGCGCAAGGTGGCGGAGCTGGACCGCGCGGCGGAGGCCGCGTGACGCAGCGGGCGCGCACGCCCCCAGGGCCTCGTGGCCGACGCCGCGCGCCCGCGCGCTCGCGCCCGCTCGGACCCTCGGGCCTTCGTCCTCCTCCTCCCTCCGCCGCGGAGTTCACCTATCGGCGCGCCATTCTCGCGTGGGATCAACAGACCACCGAGGCCCTCCACGAGATGCTCCGCGCGGAGGGTCTCCTCCCCGCGCGCACCGATGCGGCGGCGGACGGCGCGGCCGGTGGCGGGGTGGTGCTCACCGAGGCGGACACCGCGCGGGCCCGCGCGCGCCTCGCGGAGATCCTGCGCGGGTTCCTCCTCGCAGCGGGCGCGCCGCTCAAGGTGCTCCGCGTGGTGGAGGCCCGCGTCACCTCGCACACGGAGGCCGCGTGGAAGTCACAGCTGAAGGAGCTCGGGGTGAGCATCGCGGACGTGCGCGCGCCGGACCTCCTCCACCTCCGCGCGGTGTGGAGGCACCACAACCTCGCGTTGATTCGCACGCTGGCGGAGGAGAAGGTGGCGCGCGTGCGCACGGTCCTCGAAGAGTCGCCGGGCTCGCGCGTGGAGGACCTGGCGGAGCGCATCCGAGCGCAGACCGGCACCACGAGGAGCCACGCGGAGCTCCTCGCGCGGGACCAGACGTTGAAGCTCAACGGTGAGATCGCACAGGCCCGGCACAAGGCCGCGGGTGTGACGGAATACGTCTGGAGGACCTCGCGCGATGAGCGTGTGCGCTCGCGCCACAAGACCCTCGAAGGCTCGCGCCACAAGTACACGGAGCCCCCGGTGGTGGACGAGAAGACCGGGCGGCGCGCGCACCCTGGCGGGGACTATCAATGTCGCTGCACCGCGGACCCGGTGCTCCCCGGCCTCGAAGACATCACCGGCCCGTGACGCGGTTGTGAGGGCGCGCGCCGCTCGCATCGTCCTCCTCCTGCGTTAGGTTCCGTCGCCCGCTCCATCGTCGTTCTCCTCCTCCGTGTGGGCACCGGCCCCGAGAGTCCCCTTCCTCTCGGGGCCGTTGTCTTTGCGAGGTGCCGTGACGGGGTTGCGAGGGTGCGCGGCGTTGATTCGAGCGCACGCGCGCACGCACGCTCCGCCCGATGTCACTTCCTCGCGTCACGCGCGCAGACCTCTCGACCGCACCCGCGAAGGTGACGCGGTTGGAGTCGGGCGCTGTGCGCGTGGAGGGGGCCGTCACGCGCGTGGGTGTGCTCACCTACTCGGACGGTGCGCGCACGTGGGGTGAGCTCCACCTCCCCGAAGAGATTCACGCGCCCGCGTCGCTCGCCACGCTCCCCGGCATCGCGGTGACGGACGACCATCCCACCGAGCTGGTGACGCCTGAGACCTGGGACGCGGTGGCCATCGGCCACGTGGCGGACTCGGTGGGCGTCGAAGCGAGCACGGGCCTCGTGGTGGCCTCCCTCGTGGTGAGCTCCGCGGACGCGCTCGCGCGCGTGGACTCGGGGGAACTCACCGAGATTTCGGCGGGCTACACGTGCGAGGTGGACCCCTCGCCCGGGGTCTACCAGGGCACGCCGTACGAGGCCGTCCAGCGCGGCATTCGTTACAACCACATCGCCCTCGGGCCCGCCGGTTGGGGCCGCGCCGGGAGTGATGTCCGCCTCCGCCTCAACGCCTCCGCGGTCGAAGTCCGGCCGCTCATCACCAAGGATCACCCGATGGCCGACAAGACCCGCAAGGACGGCGAAACGCCTCCTCCCGCAGACCCGAAGGAGCCCGCGATGGACGCGGGCGCGATGCGCCTCCAGGCGATGGAAGCCGCCCTCTCCGACGCGCTCAAGGACAACGCGAAGCTCAAGGCCGACATGGAAG